AGTAAAAAAACTGAGCATTAACAACAAAGAACACGAAATGGAAATAAAACAGTTAAAAGAAAAAAGCCGTGAGCACACCTTTGAACTGAAAAAGCATTCCGACGATATTGAATTGATAAAGATTCACCAGGCTCAAAAAAACAATTAATATGCAACTAAGCCCAAACTTCTCGTTAAACGAAATGGTAACCAGCAATACGGCTATTGATAACCGTATTGGCAATATGCCAAGCAGCTTTCAAATTGACAGTTTGCGGCATTTAGCAGAGAACCTTCTGCAACCCCTGCGCGAGGGTATAGGTTTGCCTATACACGTTAACAGCGGTTTTCGTAGCCACCAGCTTAATGAATTGATTGGCGGTGCAGCCAGCAGCCAGCACATGAAAGGCGAAGCAGCCGACCTTACTTGCGACGACAACACCCGCCTTTTCAGTTACGTGCGCGATAACCTGGAATTTGACCAATTGATTTGGGAAATGGGCGACGATTTTGAACCCGAATGGGTACACGTGAGCCTTACCAAAGGCAAAAACCGCAACCAGGTACTTAGGGCATTCCGCACCAATAAGGGTACTAAATACGAAAAGTTTTAAGATATGTTTGGAATAGGAGTAAAAGATGCCGCTGAAGGCATAGGCAATGCCGCCGAAAAAGTGGGCGAAGCCCTCGATAATAACATTACCTCCAAAGAGGAAAAAATGGAGTTGGATAATGCCGAAATGGCAAACGCCAGGGAACTGCAAAAAGTGGCATTTGGCCAGGACGACAAGTTTACCAAGCGGGCCATTTATTTTCTGGCTTATTTTTGGAGTTTGGCAGCGGTGCTATACATCTTCTTTGTATCATTTTTTGCCATACCTGAAAACAACCAACGCCTGGTTGACACCATTACTGGATTTTTACTGGGAACTATTATAGCGGCCATTATAAACTTCTTTTTTGGCAGTAGCCACGGAAGCCAGATGAAAACGCAACAAATGGATGGCCTTTTTAAACGCATATTCAACAAAGACAAATAAACCTTTAAAATAAAATAACATGGCAGCAAATACGGGAGTAATAAACGGCAGTGATATGATTGTAGGCATTAAGGTTGCCACAGTTTTTACACCCATTGCCCACTTAACAGGCCAAAGCTTTGACAGCAGCATGGCAACCAAAGACCGGAGCAGCAAAGACACCGGAAGCTTTGTAATAAAACGCAAAGGCAAAATAACCAGCTCAATAAGTTTTGACGGCTTGTGTACTTATGGTACCTATGGCTTTTGGGACTTGTACGCCCTGCATGTTGCCGGAACCGAAGTGGTGGTAAAATACGGAGGTTACGATGGAGGCGTGGGTATGCAGGAGGAAATTGGCGACAAATACCTTGAGTGCACCGGGCTAATTGCCAGCATTAAACGCAGCGACCCAAACGACGAGGACAGTACCCTAAACGGTACCATTGAGTTTACCGCAGCGCCCGAAGTAAAGACAGTAGCAGCTTAATTAACGTTAAAATAATTTGAAATGGCAGCAAACACAGGAGTAATTAACGGCAGCGACATGCTGTTGTTTATAACAGTAGCCACGGTGCTCACCCCAATAGCTCACCTTACAGGAATGAGCTTCGACAGTAGCATGGCAACCAAAGACCGTAGCAGCAAAGACACCGGAAGCTTTGTAATAAAACGCAAAGGCAAAATAACCAGCAGCATTAGCTTCGACGGGTTAATGACTTACGGAAGCTATAGCTTTTGGGAATTGTACGCCTTACACGTAGCCGGAACACCCGTTGTTATTAAATACGGTGGTTTTACCACTGGAGATGGTGTTGACGAGCAGCCGGGCGACAAGTTCTTTACCTGCACCGGCATAATTGCCAGCATTAAACGCAACGACCCCAACGATGAGGACAGTACCCTGAACGGTACCATTGAGTTTACCGCAGCACCAACCGTTTCAACCGCTGTATAGTATGGATAAGATACTTATAACCATAAGGGGCAAGGAATATCCTTGCCGCCTTAGTTATAAGGCTTTCAAGGAATTTGAGAGCCTTTTTAAACCCATAAGTTTGATAAAACAGACTATGGAAGATACCGCCAAACTGTTTTATTGCGGCATTAAGGCGGCAAGCCTAAGCGAAAAAGTAAAGTTTAGCATGAGCTGGCCTCAGTTTGAGGACTGGTTGGATGAGAACATGGAAGCCCTGGGTAAGTTCCAAACCATGCAAAGCGCAGCTCCTAAAGATACCGACGACCCAAACGGGGAAAGCCCATCGGTTTAACCGAACTGGTGGGCATAGCCGTGGGGCAGATGGGAATGCGGCTCGACGATTTTTTGGAGTTCACCCCTTTTGAGTTTCAGTTGGTGTACAGCAAATGGATGGAGCGCGAGAATGCCAATTACCGCACCACTTGGGAGCAAAGCAGGTTTATTGCCTTTATAACAGCAAAAACCCAGGACACCAAAAACAAGTTGCATAAACCCGAAGACCTGGTAAAGTTTGGATGGGAAGACGATAAGCCAAAAAGAACCGGCAAATTGACTAAAGAGGAGAAAGAAGCACGGATAAAGCGGGTAGAATATTTGGCTGAAAAATGGAAATAACCGGATTTAATTACAATTGAAATACCAATTAAATGGCAACCAACTATAAATACATCATTGATTTATCGGCCAACACCGGAAAGTTCAACACACAGGTTGACGGGGTTAAAAAATCAATAGGGGGTATTGAGGGCATTGCCAAAAAAGCCAGCATAGCCATGGCGGGTGTTTTTACCGCTGCCGCTATTGGTGCCGGAGTAAAAGCCGCCATTAATACCATAAAGAACTTTGAAGCTGCACTCAGCAGCCTAAGTGCCATTACCGGAGCAACCGGAAAAGACCTTAAGTTTTACGAAGAGGCAGCGATACGCACCTCGAAAAAAACCCTACAAAGTGCCACCGATATTGTTAAGGCTTACGAAATGGTTGGCTCTGCCAGTCCTATTCTGCTTAAAAACAAAGAAGCCCTGGCAAAAGTAACCGAACAGGCTATTATATTGAGCGAAGCCACCGGCGGACAATTGGGTTTGGAAGGGGCAATATCGGCCGTAACAGCCAGCATGAACCAGTTTGGCATTAAAGGCGAGGAAGCAGGTAAAATTATAAACGTATTAGCAGCCGGATCGTTGGAAGGAAGTGCCGGAGTTGCCAGCATTACCGAGGCCATGAAAAACGTAGGCACCGTTGCCGACGATTCAAACCTTACCCTGGAACAAACCGTAGCCATGTTGGAGGTACTGGGCGAAAAGCAGATATTTGGAGCCGAAGCCGGTACAAAGCTGCGCGGCTCATTGCTATTGTTAAAGCAAGCCGGGTTGGGTTATGCCAGCGGACAATTTCAAGTTAATGATGCCATTGACGAAGCCAACAAAAAACTGGCAACCTTTGGCACAGAAGCCGAAAAAGATGCCTACAAAGTAAAAGTATTTGGTGCCGAAAACATTACCGTTGGCTCCATAATGCTTGCCAACAAAGACAAGTTTAACCAGCTTACCACCGCCATAACCGGAACCAATGTTGCTATGGACCAGCAACGGATTCAAAACGATAATTTGAAAGGCGATTTGGAAAAGCTTTCAACTTCGTATGATTCTTTTGTTATCAGCCTTAATAGTGGTTCGTCTGCCGTATCAAAAAGCTTGCGTTCGCTTATCGGAATGTTTCAAAACGTGTTCGATACTGAAAGCGATACAAATATTTTAGAAAAATATGGATTAAGCCGCCGTTACTTTCAGGATTCAGAAAAAGCAGCCAATGGATTTATTGGTAAATACAGGGAGTTAAATAAAGCTGTTGATGAAACTATTGATAAGGCAAAAGGAGTTGAAGATTTTCAAAAGGCTATTGACGAGCTAACAAAATCAAAGGGCTTTTTTGACAATTCAAAAGAAGGGTTGGCTAACCAGAAATTATATGCCGATTTAATAGAAAGGCTTACCCTTGCGCAAAATGACTATACCACATCAATTAATGCGGCAACTGAAGCAGAGAAAAAATCCTTATCCGATGATTTAGCCGCTAAAGCAAAACAAAAAGCCGACGATTACAAACTTATTACCGCCAACGTTGATAAGTTAGCCATGAGCTACCGCGAAGCCGCCGACGAAATGGCTCCGCTGTGGGACATGATTAAGAAATCGACGGGTTTAGATTTTAGCCAAAAGATACAAGGACCCAGTGGTTTGGTGGGTGGCGATAGGGAAGTTGGAGCTACAAATACCGAAGACATTGGAGAGGCAACCTCGGCATGGTGGAATTTGGGTCGTGTAATTGACGACGTAAACACTAAACAAATGGCATTTGGCGAAACCATGAGTGCCATTCAGGGAATAATAATGATGGGCCTTGCCGATGGGGCTGCCTCTTTTGCCGATTATGCCAACATAGTAGTTGATTCCTTATTTAGGGTAATTAACGTGCTATTAATGGAAGCCGCTGCCGGTATTATTGCCCACGAGGGTATTACCAAAGGAGTTATAGGGCTTGGACTTGCCATGGCGGGTATTGCTGTAATGTATGGCATGTATAAAAAGTTTTCGGGCAGTGTTACCGCCTTTGCCGATGGCGGTATAGTAAGTGGTCCTACCATGGCATTAGTAGGAGAATATCCTGGAGCAAGTAACGACCCAGAGGTTATTTCCCCATTAAGCAAGTTAAAAGATATTATTGGCAACCAGGGCGGCTTTGGTGGTGAGGTAGAATTTAAAATAAAAGGCACCGAGCTGGTGGGCGTGCTGAGCAATTACAACCGCAAAATGAGTAGGATACGTTAACAATTACTAATTGAAAAATGGCCTGGAATCAATTACTAAAATGCGGATTTAAAGATATAGATGGATTGCTGTACGAGCTGTATATCTATCATACAGGCCTTGCCAGTGCCAACGAATTTGATTTAACTGAGGAGCTGGTGCTGGAATACCCCGAGGTGGGTAAGTTTGATGTAGTACGTGCGGCAGGTGGTACGCTTAACATGCTTAGCGTTACCGACAGGCAGTTTATGTTTTTGTACACCAACGATCCATACAAATACAAACTAAGCATTGTTAAAAATGGTGCCACCCGCATTTTTAGTGGTTGGCTCGACACCGAATTATACCAGGAGCCGTTTAACGAACTCACGGATTATCCAGTTGCTTTTAATTTTAACGACGGCTTTAACATTCTCGACCGCTATAAATACCTAAATGCAGGCGTACCCTATACCGGCATTGTAAGCGAATGGACGGTTTTAACCCGCATTATTACCCAGCTTGGAATTGATTTTACTGCCTTATATGTGGGTATTACAACCAATCCACAAAACGGACCGGCAGCCAACGAAACCATTTTCCATAAAATGAACGTAATTGACGACAATTACTACGATGAAGATGGTGAGCCCATGAGTTACCGCGAAGTGCTTGAAAGCATTTTGGCACCTTATGGGGCAAGTATTATTCAATGGAATGGCGATTTGTACATTTACGACATCAACGCAAAAATACAATCCAGCTACCCATACAAAAAATACAGTCCTTACTTTTCGTATCAAAACTCCAATTCTATAAGTAACGAGGTTGGCGACATTACCTCCATTGGACTTGCCAGCAGTGATATGAATTATGATACCATACCTGCCATTAACAGCCAAAAAATTACAACCAGCATGTACCGGCAGCAAAAGCTTTTTGAGTTTGATGCCGCTAAAGATTTTACCGAAGAAAATGGACACATTGTTGCCAGTGCCGATGCCGAATATGGCTATTGGCAATACACCTTTGATGCTTCAAAAGCATTAACGCAGCTAATTGGAGCCGGGCAATATTGCAAGGCGGTGGGTAAGGGAACTTTAAACAGCTACGACGAGGAATATTATTACAAAATAGGCACTACCAGCAATTTTAATAAGCTCGACACCTTTAAAATAAACCCTATTGTTATAGCCGATTACCAATACGCAGCACCATACAGAATAAAGATGAGTGTTGAAGCTTTTTTTAGAAGCAAAAACAACTTTAATGACCCAGACGAGGTGGCCTATGCCAATTTAAAGAAGGCGAGTATTTATATGAATCTTAAAGTTGGCAACTACCAGGTTTATGGCAGCAGTTGGGGTGCTCTTGACGCAACACTGACGGCATCGAATACCCTAAAATTCAATTTTTACAAAGATACTACCTACGCCGAAACCATTGCCGACCAATGGGTAAGCTGCAAACAGCAGGACTTTTACATGCCAAGCAAAATAAACGATTACATGCTTATGGGGCTTGCTGGACCTCCAAAGGTATTTTCGGCACCTATGTATTTAGAAATATTACAGGCAAGCAGTTTGCTCGACGCATCAAACAACTCCGTAGCTGCAAATATTGACAACATACGCATAAAAAAGATTAAAATTGAAATAACCGATATTTATGGCAACAGCATTGCTGCCAACGATTTAGAATTTAACGGTTACCTGAGCAGCTTAAACAAAAACCAAGGTAAAACCATTGAGCTTAAGCAT